GAGATTATTTTCGATTGATGGCTCTTTTTCTGTTAAGCTTTGCGGCCCGCGGTCGATACGTAATATATCAACAGGGAGAAACAAAATGGGAAACGAACTCCGAAACCGCTCAATCCTCATGGTCTCATACCTCGTGATTCTCGCAACCGTTATCGAAATTGTCTCGCGGAACGTTTGACCATGGGCCTCAATAACGGGAAAACGGACAGTGACATCGCGTGGCGCGACGCGCGCCGGACCGTACTCTCTACCATGCGCCACCCAGTAGCGGCCTACATTGTGGACCGCGGAGACCATTTCCGACTAGTGACCTATTCGGGCCGCGTTTTCCGCGTCACATTTTTCGCGCGCGAACGTTCTGAGGCTATCGAATGGCTCGAACAAATCGCAGTTTGACAGGGAGACCACAATGGCGGGAATGACCCCGCGTTGAAGGAGAGCGAGAATGCTAAGACCGTTCCGATCGCACGAGGTTCTACAAGGCACACCGTCCCTAACCGGCACACTGCATCAACGGTGCATCACCGCGGCGATGGTAATTGTCAACTACTCGAGTGGCACGGAGTTCACGTTCCACGACGATTCCACGATCACGCTGGACCCTGAAGGCCGTGGCCATATCATCAAGATCACTCCTGAACTCGGCGAATGGCGCGAGGTCCCCGCGGATTCGCTATCATGAAGTGCCGCGGTGACACGCGCTCAAGAATTGATCGCGAGCGGGCGCTAGATTGTCAGAAAAACACCCCACTTTTTCCAACAGGGAGACAGCTAGAATGTCGCATCCGTCACTCGATACCGACCCCACCCCGATTCAGCTCGGGACAAGCTTGCGTTCGCGCGTTACTGCGTACCATGTAGTTTCTCGGCATTCGTGCGCGCCGCCCGCGAAATATCTCGACGCGCTAGAGATTTTCGAAGGGCATCGGGTCGAGGCCTCGCACGTATGGCGCGGCGCGGGCGGGCTCCCGTACGCCTACAATGTGGAATTGTTCGAGAAATGCTATCACGTCCCGGCGCTATTCGTCGAATTGCTCGGGGAGGATTCTCTCACCTGGGAGACCATTGCGGGCGAGGAGATCGCCACGCGCGGCGGTAGTCCCGCGTTTCGACTGCAGCCCACGGGCCGCGATTCGTGGCGAGTGTGGGCCCTGGGGAGCGGGGATCCGTGCAATCTCGACACCGTCAAGGGAATTGACGCGGCGCGCGATCGGGCGGAACGCTTCCCGTTCTAATCGGCGCCGCTCCGCCCGCCTCGAGTGGGGCTCCCCGTGTAGTGCCCGATCGGCACTACTCGCGCCGGGCCGGCTGATCTCCAGGGACGCGCCGGGCCGGGCCGCCTCCAGTGGGGCTCCCTGATCGCGCGCCGCCCGCGTCGAACCTCGGGGCTCTCCGATCGGGCCGCCCGCGCCGGGCCGCCTCGAGTGGGGCTCCCCGATCGCGCGTCGGGCCGCCCGCGCCGGGCCGCCTTGAGTGGGGCTCCCCGATCGCGCGCCGGGCCGCGGGTATGGTCAAGCCATCTCGAGTGGGGCTCCCAGCGCCGCCCGATCGCGCGCCGAGCCGCCTGCACGGGGCGCCATTACCGACTTTTTCGGTAGCTTTGACCTCTGCGCGGCGCGTGACCATGGTCTAAAAGGGAGAACATGGCCAGACTATGGCCACGCTTTTCCTTAATTGGTGCAAGGGTTTAGAGCTTTCTGTCCAGGGTACCATAGTCTTTCTAGGGTTTTAGGTAGTAGTAGAATAGGGGGGTGTATATAGCGGGCCACGAATGTGAGCGCACCTCCATAGTTTCCGAGGTAGACCCTGGCCAAAAGAGCAAAAGGTCGCGTAAGCCCACGCCGCACCTGGAGAACATTGGGTCACGGCCTACTGTGGACACCGTGGTCAAATAGGAAAACCGTATATGTAGCCACTATTTAGACTATGGCCATGCGTGGGCGGGCGAGATAGTTGCACGCTTGGGGTTGACAGTTGCAGACAGATGGGGTATAGAGGGGGCACAATGGGAAATCATCCGATGCGCAATGGCCCGGACGGTATCCCCGTGCGATAGACCAGCAGACCAATCACACCACAGAATAGGCCCTAATCGCCCGCAGAGAGCGCTCTGCGGGCGTTTCTGTCTCTGGCCGATAGGCCTTCGAGGTTCTCCTTACGTAGTTCCGGAGACCTTCGGAGCTCCCCGCGGAGGGGAATTCCCGGGGGTGGTATGTCGGGGCGAGTCGTGGCCAGGCGATGGGGCGAGTTGCACACAAGCTGCTCATCTTTTGCGTCAAAGCGTATATCCGGATATCCAGATATAGTTGCCGGTCCCTGATAGACTGCCTGATATCTAGGCAAATCGGAAAAAGTAGGTGCTTTGTCCGAGTTGCCTGTTGCTGAGCATGACGCACTGTGTCATGCAGCTCATAGGCAAGAAAGTTACGAGCGAAGTTGCATGAGCTCGCGCAGGCAAGTTGCCGGCGCGAGCGCAAGCAGGTCTTCTAAACTTGCCGGCGAGTTGCGCAGGTCACCCAGCCGAAAAGACGATTTGGTTTTTCGATCGGGATGTACAAAGTGTACAAAACGTACACTCTGTGCCTTTTCCTGAGTAGAACGGCCCTGAATTTTTTGAAAATTTTTGACACCAGAGAAACGGTCGGGATACGACCCGAAAAGCGGCATATCTCGGTGTTTTTCGCGCTCCAAGCGGTCAAAACTGACCGGAAACCACTGAAAATCTCGGCAACCCGACAAAACTGACGACTTATTCCCCCAGGGTTACATGAAACGTTCCAAAACCTCGACGTCCCGCGCGCAGTACCTGGGTTGCGTCCCGCTGGGGGTGTGCTATATACCGAGTAACTCGGAGGTTTTCGCCGGCCGGAGCGGCCGGAGGTGGACCCCCATATACCCGGAGCCTCGGGATGTGCTACATACTGAGAAACCCTGAGTTTCGGCGGCGCCGCCGCCGACGAGGGCAAACCCCCAAGAAATCTGGAGCCCCCAATGGCAGAAAGCACCGTGAAAATCAGAGTCGAGCTGGATCAGGAGCAGATAGAGGCCCTCGAAGGCCTTGCGAAGGCAGCCGCGCGAATCACCCGGGCGATGAACCCCCCGGCCGAGACCGCAACCCTGGAGGTCCCCCGGGACGCCTCGGCCCAGGAACGGAAAAACTGCAGGCGCCGCGCCGCGTTCGACGCGATCAACAGCGAGCGGGACTACCAGGACGAGAGATGGGGCGGCGGTCACGACCGCGAGCATTCGCCAGCAGAGTGGATCCTCTACATGGAGGATTACCTCGCCCAGGCGCGCTCGATCGCGGCCACGACGCCGTACGGCAAGCTGCAGGTGATGCACGCGATCAGGAAGGTAGCGGCGCTCGCCGTCGCGGCGATGGAAGTGAACGGATCCCCCAAACGATAGAGGAGCAACCTCCGATGCCCGGAAAAGATAATCAGTACGACCCCGCCGACGCGATCCTCGAGATGGCAGACGAACAGCGCGCGCCGACCGATCTGCTCGGGTCGCCCGTGAGGATGCGAGCGCGCCAGCTCGGCCGCAACATCGTCGATAGGCTCGGGCTGGGGCGCGACCGCGCTGAGGACGAGGCGATCATGAGCGAGGTCTACCGGTCCGACGTAGACGAGGCGGCGGCCCTCCAGGGCGGCGCAGCTGCGGAGGCCGAGGAGTTGGCCGCCGACCCGTTCGCAGATCTCTCCAAGGTCGAGCAAGACCAGACTCTGGCCGAAGCGTGGCCTTCGGCCAACCAGATCATCGCCCTGTCGCGCACCAAGAAACACCGCGCCGGCATGACGGCCGCGGAAGAAGACGATTACCGTGTGACGAACAGCCTCCCCCCGCGCGGCTGCCTGGGCGACGTGCCCGCCCGCGAACCTGGGGATCCCGTGCCGCTGGTCGTCGGCAGTGCGACTCCGCTTGACGTTAGCGGAGTGCCCACCAAGATCGAGTCGATCGACCTGCGCTCCGCCGTCTCGGGCCAGCTCGCTGCACCGCCGAAGATCACCAGGACGCTGCGTACGCATCCTCCGCGCACCGGCAAGCTGATCGTGGTCGTGTCCGGCGACGGTTCGCCCGAGGGCACGCATTTCGAGTTCGAAGGAAGCGAAGCGCCTGGCCCGGTCATGGGCATCAACATCGTCGTCAACGTGGCCGATGGCCGCGAGATGGCATCGGGGGTCGTCACATGCATGGTGAACGGGGAAGCTCGGCCGATTCCGGTGTGGGTGAGGTTCGGCAAACACGCCGCGCCGCAATCGAGCGCGCCTACTGGGAGTGCGCCATCGGCGGCGGAGGAATAGTTCATGTCCACGCAAGCAATTGCCCCGGGTTTCCCATCGACTCAGAGACTGGGTTGCGCGTCCCGGGAACTAGGTGCTGTGCCGTTGTTTCCTTCGGAGTGCGCGAGGCGGCCATCGCTGCCTAGTCGCTGGGCGACAGCGGTCTATCAATTCCCGCTCGCGCCGCTCTTCGTCGGGTCGCTCTTGATCGTGATGATTTGGTTCGTAGTGCAGCTGGACTCCTCGGTCGCCGATCATGCGCGTTGCAGCGCGTTGGTCGTGTGCGACGAGAGCTGCGAGCGAGGCACGGTCGGCAAGGCGCTCTGCCCGATCGATCCGGAAGTTCTGCGGGTCCTGGGCCAATGAATCCCCTGGTCCTCATCGAGTGGGTCGATTCGCACTCGAACGGCGAAGGCTGGGTGGACATCGATTCTTTCGACCCCAAGAACACGGTGGTGTATTCCGTCGGCTGGCTCATCCACGATGATGCAGTGTCCAAGGTGATCATGCCGCATATCTGCCTCAATAGCGATGAGTGCTTCGGCGTGATGACCATCCCAACGGTGGCGATATGCAGCATTACTGTGCTTGTAGACGAGCAGGGCAACAAGTACTCCCTGAAAGGAGGTGACATGACAATTCAGTAGCCCCATTGAACGGGGCCGGAGAATGTCATGGCCAAGTCATCCAAGGGACCGAAGGGTTCCAAGACGGGTCGCAAGTACGGACGCGACAGTGCGAAGTGTACACGTTACCGCGCCGAGGGGCGACGCGAGAAGAACAAAGCCCGAAAGGCCCGCCGCGAGGCGGCGCGCCGCGGGTAACCATCCCGCGACTATCAACCGTCTGGGCTCAGGCCCAGGCGGAAAGGAAACCCATGCGAAATTTCATTCTGATCTTTGTCACTCTCTTTTTGATGTTCGCCTTCCCCGCATCGGCCATCGACTTCGATCGCCCGATCCTGAGCGGAGCGATTCGCGTGAAGATGCAGGCGGCGCCAAGAGCGCCCGACGCGCTGTTCACTACTAGCGTCGGGCTCAAGATCGTCGGCACGGACACGGTCGTGTTCTGTGCGCCGGCAGTGAATGGAGAGACGATCTTGGGCACCACAGACCCGATCGTGAATCTAGGATCCGAAGTGCTGCTAGAGGGTTTCGCCTGGGCCGGTCCACTCTGCACCGGGAGCATCTCGCTTGTGGCATCCGACAGATATCGCGTCGGCTTCGCAGCGCCTGGCGCGCCTTTGGTTCTCGTCGCCGATCCCGGCGAGTAATATTTCATAGGCTAGGAAATAGCCTCAACGGAGGAAATACCAATGTCAATCAGAAGTGCAATCGATGCACTCGGGCTCGGAGGGAAGGGTTTTCCCAGGGCGCTCGTACCCGTCATCGCCGAGATGGACAAGGAACTCAAGGCCGTCGCAGGCAAGATCGGCCCGTTTGATCCAGCCGTCGACACAGGCGCGGAGACCGTGACTGGGAACATCACCTCGGCGACGTCGTCCGTCGCGAGTGCGGGTATCGGCAATCTCGCCGTCGTCATTCCGGAGCAGCCGAACGCGAACTACATGGTGCTGGTCACTGCCGAGTCAGAAGGCACGGTCACGGCGGACGAAGACGTGCTTCCGCCCATCGTCGATGCGAAGACCACGACCGGTTTCAATCTTCGCATGGTGAACGGCCTCGTCGTAACCCGCTCGATCAGCTACAACATCCTCATCCTTCCGGTCGCCTAGACCAATGTCGGAATTCCGCGTGCAAAAGCTCATGCGGCCTCGGCTGGCCGACAATCCTGATGCTTGGGCGACGATCGCCGAGTACTCGGATCTCGAGATAGCCGAAAGCCGCTTGCGCGCGTGGTTCCAAGACGACAAAACCCCAACCGCCATGGATGCTGCGTATGATCCGTCACGTTGGGTGATCGAGGAATGGAAGGACGACGAGTTGGTCGCAGTCTGGCGACTGCTGTCGGACTTCGAGCTGATCTCGGACTCGATGTTCACGGTCATCTGATGTCCAAGCCGATCGACTCCAGTCGCAAGGGTAACGGACAGTTCGTCAAGGGCGGACCAGGCGGCCCCGGGCGGCCGAAGGGGCCGGACCTGTTCGCAAAGTCCCTCCGCAAGGCTGGGGAACAGCTGCCCACGCCGCTGCACTACAAGCTCGCCGCGCGCGGGCTCGGGCTCGAGGTCGACGAGATTCAGACGTTCGATACGGTGCGTGAGTTGAACTGCTGGCTCATTCACATCTCTGCAGTGTCGGGGGACACCAAAATGCAGGGTCAACTTCTTGACCGTGAAGCGCCGAAGCCTACGCGGCAGAAAGACGAAGGCGCCAACCACCGTGGCCGTGCGCCGTCAGGGTCGCTCGGCGCTTCGAGCGAAGCGGCGGGCTACATCGAGAGGCTTTCGTCCCCATGAGCGAAGTGATTCTGCAGAAGATCCACGACGAACAGATCGAGCAGGGCAAGACCCTGGCTGCGATTGACGAGCGGACGCAGCAGCACGAGAAGCGCATGGATCGGTCAGACCGAAAAGCCGCAGGCATCAGTGGTATCGGCGGCCTTTTTGGCGGCGCGCTCGCGGTGTTTTTCAAATCGTTTTTTCCGGGAGGAGAAGCGTGATTCCTCAGCCTGATATCCGACCGATCGCGCGACGCAAGTACAGGCTACACGATACATATTACGTCAAGCACCGTGGCTACAAGTTCGTTATCCGCAAAGGCTTCATCCATGATGGCGCGAGCGTGCCTCGATTCGTGTGGGCGCTCTGCGGCCTGACGCCGGATGGTTTGCTGCGCGCGGGCGCGCTCGTTCACGACGCACTCTATCGGACCGGCGGACAGTTGAAGCCCGAACATGACGTGTTCCCCGATCGCGTCTTCAATCGCAAGGAATCCGACCTCATCTTTCACAGCATGCTGTCGGAGGCCGGCGTCAGCCCGCGGCGAGCATATCTCGCCTATGTGGGCATTCGCGCGTTTGGCTGGGCGTCGTTCAAAGCCAAGAAGCAGTAGCTCGCCGACACGGGAAGTAGCATCATGGACGAGCTGATCTTTACCATCGGATTGATTTTTCAACTGAGTGGGGCTCCATTGCCCATTCAATGTCGGTTCCTTGCTATCACAGTGACGGAGGTCGGCCCGCGTATCGGGCTCTTCTGTGAGGCCATGCTTCCTGAGAGGCCCAATGAAAAAGATGATGACGTGCTTCATGATCTCCGCGCTGAGCTTGTTCTACGTCTGGACGACTGACGACGGAGTCCTGAGTTTCACGGATACACTCGAGCGTGTCCCCGTAAAATATCGCGGGCAAGTTTCCGAGCGCGAATGGAAAGATGTCCGGGCGAGATGGACACAGGTCGAGAAGAAGTAGCTCGTGTCTGTCGAATTGGATGCGGTGTGGGATGTCCTACACGCTCCGCGCAAACGCTTAAAGAACTGGAAGCGGCCCAACTACAATGAGATCTTCCGGCAGCGAAGCGATCGTCTCGATACGATTCGCGCTGCAGGGCAAGACGGTTGGGAACTTGCCTTCGAGTACTACAAGACGCATCCAGTTGAGGCGATCGAGGACTGGGTAACCACGTACGATCCCCGCAAGACGTCTGATGGCGAAGCGCCATACATGCCGTTCACGATGTTCGACAAGCAGCGCGAATTCGTCGAATGGATCATCGAGCGATATCACAACAAGGAAGAAGGCCTGCTCGAAAAGTCGCGCGATGGCGGCGCGTCGTGGGTGTGCCTCTCTATCGCGTGGTGGATGTGGACGTTCCATTCAGGCACTGTCGTCTTGTTCGGTTCACGCAAGGAAGACCTCGTCGATGAGTTGGGCAACCCCGACTCTTTGTTCGAGAAGCTGCGCATCATCATCAGGATGCTACCAGACGAATTGCTGCCCATCGGCTACGATGAGCGGAAGCACGACAATCATATGCGCCTGTCGAACCCCGAGAATGGTTCGTCAATCGTCGGCGAGGCGGGTAACCAAGTCGGCCGTGGGGGCCGGTCATCGATCGCGTTCGTAGACGAAGCCGCCTTCTTGGAGAAGCCCGAGAAGGTCGATAGCGCTCTGTCAGAAAACACGAACACGCGGATCTGGATTTCGACTCCGAATCTCCCCGGCGACTGGTTCTCCAAGCGTCGGTTCGGTGGTCGAATCCTGGTCTTCACGCTCTCATGGCAAGAAGATCCGCGCAAGGGACCAAAGTGGTACGCCGGAAAGAAGGCATCGCTCGAGCCTGAGGTGCTGGCGCGCGAAGTCGATCTCGATTACGAGGGCACGGGCTCGAATATCATCTGCCCGGCGTCATGGGTCAGATCGTCCGTTCAACTCCGCAAGTTCCTGGAGAAAGAAGGTCTCATACCCGAGCCGCATGCCGGCGTGGCGGGGCTCGATGTCGGTGGTGGCGGAACAGGTCTCTCCGTCCTCGTGCCGAAGTGGGGCGCGGTCATGGGCCACTCGATCGAGTGGGACGATGACGACACGATCAACATCGCGGGCGCAGCAGAAGAGGCGGCCCGTAAGCTGAAGTGCGACATGATTCTCTATGACTCCGTGGGAGTTGGCAAGGGGGTCTTGGCTGCGTTCCGACGTATGGACTTCGTGACGAAGGGCATCAACGTAGGAAACAAGCCAACTCGCAAGAGGTGGCCAGACGGGAAGAACTCTCGGAAGAAGTTCACGAACCTGAAGGGCGAATTGTGGTGGACGATGCGAAGCCTCCTTCAGGCTACGCATCAGCATTGGATGTTCATCTCGACTGACGGGAAGAACGGCGAGTTACACAAACTCGAAGACATGATCCTTCTACCCGACGACCACAAGTTGAAATCCCAGCTCTCGCAGCCGCTGTACATCAGGCTCGAAACCGGGAAGATGCAGGTCGAAGCGAAGAAGAAACTGAAATCGCGCGGCGTCGATTCTCCTGATCACGCCGAAGCCGCGATACTTGCACTCGCGCCGCCACCAAGGCGCGGCGGTTCCGATCGAACGACCGGACTGGTATAACGGGGGAGCTGAGTGAGTATCGAATCGAAGCACCCTGAATTTCTAGAGATTGCAGACGACTATCGGGTGATGCGCGACACGTTCAACGGAGAGCGCACGGTAAAGGCAGGAGGCACTGCATACCTGCCAGCCACCGCGGGACAGATTCAAGACGGGGCACTCAAAAACGCATCGAGCGTCGGCTCCGTCAGCTACAACGCGTACCTGGCGCGGGCGCAGTTTCCGGAGTTCATCAGCGAAGCGATCAATCTCCTCGTTTCGGTCATGCACAAAGAACCAGCGGTCATCAAACTCCCAGCAGCCCTGGAGCCCATGCGGGAATCTGCGACTCGCCAGGGGCTTGATATCAGTATGCTCCTGCGGAAGATCAACGAGCATCAGCTCAGATTCGGTCGGTTCGGATTGCTGGCGGACTTTCCCCAGGATCCGTTCTTCGCCGGTCGAGCGCAGGCGCCGCATCTCGTCGAATACGAAGCCGAGACGATCATCAACTGGGACGGCGAGCGGCTTACTGAGTTCTCGAATGCGGAGCTATCGTTCTTGGTCATGAACGAGACGGTCCAGGTACGCGGCAAGGACGGCATCGAACAGTTCGAATGGACCGAAGAGCGTCAGTTCCGTGTCGCTCACCTATCACCCGAAAATCCAGAGCTTCCCCTCAGCACATCCAATCCGCTTGTGTACTCGACGTTCACGAAGATAGACGAGATAGCGAGTGAAGAGATCATGCCTCAGTTTCGCGGTCTGACGCTCGATTTCATTCCATTCGTATTCATTGGGTCGGATGACCTCGATTTCTCTCCAAACGAGATCCCGCTACTTGGGCTCGCGAACTTGTCGCTCGCGATCTACCGCAAGAGCGCCGACTTGGAGCAAGCGCTCCACATCCTCGGCCAGGACACTCTCGTCATCAAGGGCCAAGAGGTCGGCAAGGACGGCAACTCCAAGGACGAGAGCGAAGATACTCGTGTAGGGGCGGGGGCGGTCATTCGCGTCGATGAGGAAGGCGACGCCAAGTTCATCGGCATCAACTCGGAAGGCATCCCGGAGATGCGGACCTCCCTAGAGTCCGACAAATCCCGGGCGCAATCAATGGGTCCGCGGTTGCTGGAAGCTCGCCGAGGTCAAGCTGAATCGGGCGAAGCGCTTCGTACGCGCGTTTCCGCGCAGACTGCTACGCTACAGTCGATAGCGCTGACTGGTGCGAAGGGTCTGGAAAAGGTACTGAAGATGTGCGCTGTTTGGATTGGTGCGAATCCAGAGGAAGTCGTCGTCACGCCCAATTTGGACTTCACCCAGGATACGGTTAACGCTTCGGAACTCAAGGCGCTCGCGGAAGCGACTGGCCGAAAGATCATGTTGTCCGACAAGACGTTGCACAAGTGGCTGCAAGATCGTAATTTCACGCGCATGACTTTTGAAGAAGAGTTTGCGCTACTTGAACAAGAAGGAAACCTAGAGCCCGCCGATTCGGGCGATGGCACTTCCACGTCCTCGGATGATCCGAATGACGATTCCATGGAGAATGAAGATGAGCCTGCAAGCGGTAGTGGAGAATCTTGACGGAGTAGACGAGGCGTTTCATAGCCTCTACACCGAGCGAGATGGCAAGTTCGAGATCACGGGTATCGAAGGCATGCGGACGTCAGCGGACGTCGATCGTGTGCAAGAAGCGTTGCGCAAGGAGCGCACAGTTTCCTCCGGGTACAAGACGAAACTAGGTGGCTTCGGTGATCGTACCCCCGAGGCGATCGAAGAGCTGGATCATCAGATCGAAGACCTCAACACGCAGCTCGATGGGCTGAAGCGCGAAGGCGGGCCGAACGAAGAGGATCTCAATAAGTTGGTCGAGACCCGATCGGTCGCACGCATCCGGCCCATCGAACGCAATCTCTTGAAAGTGTCGAAGCAGCTCGAAGAAATCACAGGCGAGCGAAATGCTTTGGCTTCAGAGCGGACTCGAGGCTCGGTTATCGCGGCAGTCGAGCGGGCTGCGCAATCGAAGGACGTTTTGGTCGAGAAGGAAGTGCTGGCGAGCGGTGACATCGCAGATTGGGCCGCGCGTGCGTTCGAAATCGTCGATGGCGAAATCGTGAGCCGCGAAGGCGTGCCCGGAGTCTCCCAAGGGCTGACGCCGGACCAGGTCTTCCTCGACATGAAAGAAACAGGAACTCGCTCTTACTGGTTCGGCGCTACGAAGGGTGCTGGCGCATCGGGCGGTAAGGGCGGTGATATGCAGAGCGGAGAGAATCCGTTCGCGATCAACAAGGAAACTGGTCGACCGAACAACATGACCAAGGCAGGGCAGCTCTTGAAGTCAGATCCGGTTCGCGCCGGGCGACTTTTCGCCGCTGCGGGAAAGAAAGCTGAGCAGTTCTTCCCGCACCTGTCCAAGAAGTAGATCACCCGCAGACGCCGCAATGCGCGGCCAAGGAGCGGAGACCTCGGAAGTCCCGATGCCGGGAGTTCCTGCAAGACCAAAGAGAAACTCAACGTCAACCCAAGAATGAAAGGTATGTACAATGGCAGTAACACGACTAACAGATGTCGTCGAGCCCGAGGTCTTCACTGGCTACGTTCAGCTCTTGACTGCGCAGAAATCGCAGTTCATCCAGAGCGGAGCAATGGAGTCCTCGGAGTTGCTCGACAGCTTCCTCGCCGGAGGCGGCGAGACGATTCAGGTCCCTCACTGGAAGGATCTGGACGACACCGAGGCGAACGTTTCGTCCGACGATCCCGCAAGCGCGGCCACGGCTCTCAAGACCACGTCGGGACGCGAGATCGCGCAGCGGCACAGCCGCAACCAGAGCTGGTCCACCATGGATCTCTCGCAGGCACTCGCGGGCTCGGACCCCATGGAATCGATCGCTTCGCGCGTGTCGGACTACTGGGTACGCCAGTGGAACCGATACCTGATTGCATCGGTTCAGGGTCTCATCGCGGACAACCTCGCGAACGATTCGGGAGACATGCGGAATGACGTCGCGCTCGCGGCCGGAGGCTCGCCCACCGCGGTGAACCTGTTCTCCGCCGAGGCTTTCCTCGACGCTGCCCAGACGATGGGTGAGAACTCGGAGAACCTCGTGGCGCTCGGAGTGCATTCCGTGGTCTTCACGCGCATGCAGAAGAACAACCTGATCGACTTCATCCCGGATGCCCGCGGCGAAGTCAACATCCCGGTGTTCCTCGGCCGTCGCGTGATCGTGGACGACGCCCTCCCCGCAGTCGCCAACACGGGGAACGTGGACTACAGCTCGTTCCTGTTCGGTCTCGGCGCTTTCGCCAGCGGAGTCGGGTCGCCTCGCGTCCCCACCGCAGTGGAACGCATCGAGGCGCAGGGCGACGGTGGAGGTCAGGAAACCCTGCACTCCCGCGTCGAGCTGGCAATCCATCCGCGCGGATTCGCGTGGCTGGGCGTGAGCCAGGCCGGCAAGTCGCCGACCATCGCGGAGATGAAGGCCGCTGCGAACTGGGACCGCCGGTACACAACCCGGAAGCAGATCCCGATCGCGGAGCTGGTCACGAACGGCTAGTCCGTCCGAGGCAATAAAGTCCAGGGGGCCGGTTGCGCGATTTGCGGACCGGCCCCCTTTCCTGCACCATCAACCAACAAGCCTCTCGTCGGGTGACGGCGAGAATGGAGTGACCCATGGCAAACGAAGACACCCCTTTCGATGACGAAGTGACCACAGCGACAACCGATGAAGCGCCGGAAGTCAAGCAGGGAACGGCCCCCGAAGCGACCGACGAGGCCGAGGCGACGAGCAACATGCAGGGCGAAGACCCCGAAGACATGACCAACGAAGTGGCCTCGCTGTCCGATCCCGAGCCCGAGCCCGAGCCCGAGGCCAAAGATACCGGTTGGTTCCAAACCCAACTCCAAGAGATGGACAAAGACATTGGCGTGGTCACGGGAGCCTTGGCGAAGCTGAAAGATTCACGCAACAAGTTCTACGCGGAGTGGGAGCCCAAGGTCAACGTGGAATTGCCACTCCACGAGCTGAATGAGATTCAGCGACGCATCACGCGCACGGAAGGCGCTCGCCGCAATCGAGTCATCGAGGGGCTCGACCGCCTCGCCGACACGATGAACCTGCGACCGCGGACCAAGCGCGATCCGATGTTTCCACACGAGAGCGCGCAGGAGAAGTAAGTGCCCAACGTTACCCCACCTGGAGATCTGAAGCCCGCTAGTGGCCCGATGAGCGAGCAGCAAGCTCGTCTTCGTATTCGCCAAAAGCGAAGGCGCAAGCGAATGTTCCGGGTGGGGGCGCCTGCGGCCGATTTGAGATTCGGAAGCAACCTAACTATCTCGAATCCAGTGACTGCAGCACAAGCCAGTGACGATGTGACTATGGTATTTGGAACTCGTGACGCTGAAACAGGAATCCTTTTCTCAAACGCCGTGCTAATAGTACTTTACAATCAGCCGGACAATACTATTTTGATTTCGCTTCCGGGATTGTCAACAGGATTCATAGCGCTAGACGACGTGGCGCAGCCTCAGACGATCACGGTAGGTGTTGACATGACGGGACAGATAGTCAAAGCCTGGATGAATGGTCAATTGGTCGTAGACGATACTTTCACTTCAGGAACATGGGATGATGATACTTCGGCATGGAGATATGTTGATGATACGACTACTGTTAATGCTTCGCTCATAGAAATGGAAGCTGTGCTCGGCGCGCTTCCGGCAATTTTCTGATGCCTCATCTTCTCCCGATTCGCGTCGGATCGCTGTCTTTCCGCGATGAGCGCAGCATGAGTAGGGAGCAGGCTCGCGAGGGGCGTCGCGTCTTCCGCAAGG